TCTGTTATCTTAGGTTGATCCATTATTGATTTTGCAATTGCTTTATCTTCAGTAGCCGCTGAAGTATTTGGTTTCACTCTAATAGCTGTCTTTGGATATTGTCCAGGACCTTCAGATGGAGTAAATTCAACATCAATGTCTCTACCATTCATTAAGTCGGTAATGTCTCCATAATCTGGATCAGCTATGATAGATAATAATTCAGAATATATTGTTTTTCCGAATCCCCAAAATTTAACGCCTTCTGATTCTTTTCCTCTTACTATAACAGGAACATATGTTCTCATTTTAGGCTCAATTTTTCTACCCATCAACCAATCATCTTTGTCTCCAGTCTTTTTTAATTTTTCAGCAAACTCTACTACTGGATCTGCATTACCAAATGTGATAGGCGAAAGCATACTACGCTTTGCAATATCATAATGGAAATACATTTCTAGGAAAGGGTTTTCTTTGCGGTGAACGTAAGGGACAATTCTTACTCTTTGCTTGCCAGGTTCTGGTCTGAAATAATTATTTTTTCTATCGCTAGTTGTGTTTAATTGGTTAAGTTTCGCTCTAATAGCGTCTAAGTCTAAACTCATCGTTTTTCTCCTTTAATTGTTTAATTGTTATTATTTGTTTATTTATTAATTATATTATAAGTAATTAATTCGTTAATTCAAAGTTAATTGTTTAATTTTTTAAGTTGTTAAAACATATCTTCATCAGACATGTCCGGAGGTAAATTGGTTTTTGTAGGTTTCTTATATGGTTTACTATAATTACCTTTTTTTAGATCTCCCATTAATTCATTTGGAATATATATCTTATCGTCTGCTAATAATTCTCCTGCTAATTTTCCGTCTACATATATTTCTAGATATCCATTTGGTCCAAGTTTCCATTCGCCTGAATCGCCTTCTTTTTTCTTGAAATATCCTTTAAGCCAATTTTCTAAATTTGCTGCAGCTTCGGTTATTAAATTAGATTCTTTGAGATTCTTAGTACCAAATCTTTTCATATTTTCATGCAATTTATTCATCGTGTCTGTCTCGTATCTTTCTATTGAGTATAATTCATAAGTGCATCATAAACAAAATCTTGCTCATTGTCAGCAAGCCAATTCATTTCATCATCAGTTAATGATTCACCATCATTATATTCTGCATATGACATATAAGCATCCACATAATCCGGATGATCCCAATGTTTAATACCTTCAAATTCAATTGAACCTGGATTGATGTCAGATAACTTAACTGATTGTACCGTAGAAGTAGGCTTACCATACTTTTTAAATCCATATGCATGATCAGCATCACTAAGTGGTTTGCCATCGGCTCCTCTTACAACACCATCTGATCCAGGTGTATATTTTAAATCTGTACGTGGATTACCATCTTTGTCTTTTAGAACTTCATCTAGATTTTTAGTTCTAAATCTTCGCATATTTTCTTTTAATATTTTCATAATATTCTTTCTATATATATAAATATAACTAAAAATTAATTCTTTTATATAAAATTAAATCTATTCTTTTATATCCTGGATCGTCTTGTAATATAAATGAATTTTCAAATGCTTGCCATGGAATAATCATTGTTTTATCTAATATTCCATTATTTAAATCTTTAATAACTTCATTTAAAGCATTAACTGTATATAGAGTGTTAGTTTCTTTTTTTCTATGTATTGAAATTGTATTTTTACCTCTATGTCCATTATCTTCTGCATTGAATGTGCAATACAATTCGTTACGCTTTTCATAATTTGCAAAAATAAAAATTCGCTTTTCTGGAATTTCAAAGTTTTGTTTTATGTATTCGGTAACAATTTCTAAATTTGTTTTATGTGCAAATGTACACAATAGTTGCGTCTTCACATTATCCCTTAAATACTTTAAAAATATCAAGCGGTCCGCCTGTTACAAATAATTTACCACCTTTAAAATTTGATACACCATCACTTAAAATTTTAAGATTTGGAATTTTTGGATGTTGTATACATTTTAGCGAGTTAAAAATAGTATCTACATCACGAAGATATAATATATTTTTATTAATAATAAAGCCCCAGAAATCAACAGTACGTAATTTTTTTGATATAAATTCATCAATTTTTGTACAAAAATACTCATCAACTTTATTTATTTTTTCTGGATATGTTGCATCTATTAAATTTCCTAATGAAAATCGAATTTGTGATTGTAGTTTTTCAATAATTGCAACATCACTTTCTAAAGATAAAAATTGTCGAAGATCTTCTTGAATTGCCGGAGCTGATAAGTTTTCTAATGCTTTATTTATATCAGATCGTGTCATACTAGCAAATTGAAATCCAACACCAGTAACTATTTCAGACATAGATTCAAATTTCTTTAAATATGAAAAAGCTTCGCCTTCCAATGTACCAAAATCAAAACTAGCTTTTTCGTATGCTTTTAGTGATATTTTTTCGCCAGTGCCTAAATTTACATCAGATTCAATTCCTTCTTTACCTCCTACTGCTCCAGCAACACTTCCTTTAAATACCATTGCAAACCATAATTCTGAAGGATGACCGTTTTTAACTTTAACGCCTGATTTTAATATAGTATCATATAGTTCTTTTACACCACCAACTAATTGTACCTGGCCGGTCTCTAATGGTAGTGCAGGTGTTTTTGAAAAAAGTATTTCATTAATATTTTTTTGTTGCTCGGTTGGTAATTTTTGAATATAATTATATAATGCAGGTAAATTTTCTATCGGTTGACCTATAGAAACATAATTATTATTAACAACTTGTGTAAATATATCTTCATCACTTCCACTACCGTCATATTCTGGTTCTTGTTTATCAGCTTCAACTAATCCTTTTGCCTGCAGAATTGTTTGAGTAATTTCTTGCTCAGAAAGCATATTAGTTTCTTGTAACACAGAACGAAGAATTTCATAATCTGATTCTTTGGTTGGGTAACCAGCATCTAGTTGATATGTCCATTCATTTATAATCTTATCTATCATAACTTGATATCATTCATTTTACTATAAATATTACCTACTTTACATTTAACAGGGAAATCATCTCCCTCTAAACATGATTTTATCTTTGGTAATATTTCTTTAGCATTATGAATTGGAACATCAAATAACACAGAATCATATGTATATAATACTATACATGTTTTATATCCGTTAAGCAAATATGATAATTGATTTAATCGGTTTGCAGTAAATTCTGTTTCAAGAGCTTGGAGATAATAATTAAACAATTTATTTTGATTCATATCAGATAAACTGTCTTTACATATTGGTCTTTTTAATATTGGAGTTTGTATACATCCATTGGTTTTCCATTGTTTCCATAATGAATATACAAAATTATTTACTTCTTGAAAAAATGGAATCTTTAAAAACTCTTTTTCAATATGACCATATAACAATCTAAATGTTATTTGTTTGCTTTGTTCATATTGTTCTGAAGTTAAAGTATCAGATCCAAAATAAAATTTACCAAAATATGTATGCACTGATCCTTTGGGTAATTCATATCCAATTAGTCTTGCAATTAATCTTACATGATATGCATCAAAGTCAAATTCAACTAGTGCACCATTTTCAAACCTACTGCAAAATGCGTCTCTAGTGCCATCTTGTTTATTCATTGCTGCAAAATTGAATCCACGAAATGCATTTGAAGGACGACCTGTAGTTGTATGATAATGATAATTTGAATAAACTCGTCCGTTAGTAATTAACTCTTTCATTTTAAATGAATTATTAACTTGCATTCCGTTAGATTCAATTTCAGCAAATATTCTTGGATAAATCATATTGAATCGAATATATGAAGCATATCCACTTTCAGTTGATCTGATCTTTGATGATTTTTGATTAACAATCATTGGCCATGCATACTTGCGTATTTTTTGACACATTTCTATGTGTTTCATTAATGGAATAATTGTGTTAACATGTTGTAAATTAGTATGTCTTCTCCAATAAAAATGATGTGCATCTGTAAAATAATGATTATCATCATAAGCTTCATTATATGTATACCACCACAAACTTTTTACATCATAAACTTTATTGTTTCCGCCCATTTGTAACCATACCTTTTTGTCATGAACAAATATAGATTCTAGGTCGAGTAATTTACTTAAATGTTCTTTAAAGCCGGTTATTTGTTCAGTATGATGTATAGGAACAATGAATTCAACTTCATTGCTTGAATACACGTATATACATGATATTTTGTTGATTGAAGGATGAAGTTGATGATCTGTTAATATAGGAACAACTAACACAACTTCTTGTTTTTTAATATCTTGTAATAACGAATCTAGTTCTTTGGAATCGTCAATTATTATCATACATTAATATAATAATAAATTTTGATTAACTATCCAAGTTGTTTATGTCTTTTGGAGCTGTATTTAACGCAGACGTAGAAACATTTGAACTACCAATATATAATTCTAAAAAATTATTTAGTTTATTGACTATATCAGGCATTGTTAATTTAGCTTCAGTTATTATTTTTTTATTTTGATCTATAACGCCTAGTTTTTGTACGGATCCATTATTTATCGTATTAGTAGGTCCACTAATTATCCATTTAATTTCAATTGTATTATACAAATTTGGATCTATTTTTTTAGAACTAAAATCACCAAATTGTTTTTCATCAATTTCAGTAATTATAGTACTATTCATTTTTTTTATAAAATATCTTGTAATAAAACCATTCTTTCTATTATCAGCTGATATTATGGGAGTATATGGTTTTATTGAATTATACGATGTTTTTAAATCTGGCTTTAATGTTGTATATACACTATTAATTTTTGATGTTGGAGTTTGTTCAATAAATGGAATTAGTTTCTTTGATTTTTCTGGATTATATTTTGCTTCTGTAAATACTTCACCTGTTGTATATTTATGATACAATCCTTTATATTCTTCGAATGA